TGAATCAGGAAAGGAGTTTATTCGTAGTTCGTATGAGAAGTTTATTTCGAACCCGCAATATTCTAAACGTCAATACATTGATATTGAAACCGCGATGTACGATCTTGGTTATAGAGAACACGTTCAGAAATTATATGCAGAATTAGAACCTAATCAACGTCTAATTTATTCAATGGTCGTACGAGACTTGTTCTTAGAACAATTCGGTTTTAACGAGAATATGACAATCAAGGTTGAAAATGCACGATATAGCATGGATTCTAATTCTACTGAGAATGATTATCATAAGCCAGTAGACATCCAGAAAGTCAAACACGATTTAAATGAAGTAGAAAAGAAATTAGCAGAGACAGCAAATCCAAGAATCCAGGCAGACTTGAAAGATCAGAACATTAAACTTAGAGAGTATCTTCCTAACTTAGTCGATAAAGCCAATCAACAGGGTCGTAAAGAAAAAGCAGCTGAAAAAGAAGTTGAAGGTTCAAAGGCTATAAGAGCTGCTGAGATAATAAAATCGGCACATAATTTCTGTGAGACACTGAGTACCGTTAGTCAAGGAGCATCTTTAGTGTCAAGACTCATGGGCAACAAAAAAGTAGCAAATCAAATCGTATGTTCGGCTGCTGGAGTTAGTCAGGTAGTCATGGGCATTTCGAAAATAGCTGCTAACGGATGGACTACAGGATCAGTAGGTTTGGCCTTGTCTGGTATAAATACATTGATAAGTGTATTCGATAATGATTCAGGGGATGAAACTATGGAATATTTAGTAGAGCAACTTAGTATCATAAGCAATCAAATACATGCCTTACACGAAGATATGTTGATGCAGTTTTCGCAAGTATTTACAGCGTTGGGAATTATCAATACCAATATAGTCCAGGGTTTTAAGCTTTTACATGAGAATCAAGAAAAGATTCTTTCGAACGTTCTGGTTTTAAGAACTTCACTCATGGAATTACAAGATAGTGTAAATACTATTAATCAGAACATTGAGAATCTAAGTTCCAAATTAGATGGTTATGTTTTAGAAGATGATCGTAAACAATTTAATGCCATTTTAAATGATATTAGGCAAAAATCGCGTCGTACATTCAATCGTACAAAACTTCATACAAAAGCAATATCAGCTTTCAAAACGTTTAATGAAGAACCGATCGCTAAGAAGCTTGGAAATGAGATGGTTAAATCAGTTGAGATTTCTAAGGCACTTTCCATGAAATTAGGAAGTGCTGAAGCTAATACTGGACTTCTTCTAAATTTTGCTAAGAATGTACTAGGTATAGAGGTACAACAACCAATTACGGATCCAGAACAATGGAGACACTGCGCTGACCTTCTCATTGATCTTACGAACAAGACCAACATAACATTTAATGATCCTGAAGTGGTTGGTGTTCAAGATTATGAAGACTTTAAGTATTTGAAAGCTATTGGTACGAATTGGCTTACCTTAATTCAAGACTTAACGTTTCTTAGAAATGACAATAATAATGATGACGACGACGACGACGACGGCAATGATAATCATTGCCATAATTCAAAACTTCATGTTCTTTTCGCTAGATATACGAAAGCTTTACAACACCTGTCGAAACTCTTGAATGACGAGATAGTGAGAGAGGAACAAGATGTAAAAGCTAAATCACCTAAATATGAAGGAAATATGGAAATGAAGAAGCAACAAGAATATCAGTTCGATTTTAGACGTAATGATGCTTACACTACATATACAGAGGATGCGAGAAATGGTCACTTTTACTATCCACCTCGGCATATGGGATATGATCAATTTAGTTCTGAATGGACATCACATGTAGAAAAAGTCAAGGCAGAAATAGCTGAAAAACTCAGACAATATGAGAATAAGTATGAAAGTGTGATAAAGGATATGAATGATCCTACATCAATAGTACCATTATTCAGTTCATTCACAAGGGAACGTAAACATGGTGTCAGTTGTTTTATAAAAGCTGAGAAAAACGTATCGCCGTTTTTCGAATTCACTCCTACGGGAGCACTATACGCTCCGCATAAAAATCCTCAGAAAAATTCAGATCAGATGATAAGTCTTCCTTTAAGTGATACTATTAAGCAAAAAGTTCCGACCATATTCCTTGAAGCAGAAATGTTAAATCTGGGTAAGATAGTCTATACATATGACTTAAAGATAGTTGAGGGTAAGTCGGAATTTCAAATCCTTATAAAGTTCGAGGAACCCGGGAGAGTAACACAAGTGGGACAGTGGTCCGTACCTATCATGGAGATGAAACATTTAAATGAAGCAGAAAACATATGGAATGCATATATGGGCGGAACTACCATAGCCGATGCTAATTACAAAGAAATCCAATGCAGAAGTACTTATTCAAATGGAGATTATTGGTGTAAACAGTACTGTTCCATGCCTAATATTGTTAATACAGTTGGTATATATAACCAAAGTGGATCCAACAACTTGATCAAAGAGAGATGGAATCAACAATTAGAAAATGAGTTAAAAACAATAGTTAATTCGAAGAAGGTGGAATTACGCTTAGCGATGACGAGAAGGATCATCCAGAACTTGGAATCAAATGATGTACGTAATCCATTTTCTTCGGCTCTGATAGAGGTGGATGCGAGTGCAAAAATCTTAGTGGCTTTCTTGTCAATTATATTTAGACAGAATTTCGTAAAGCCCAACTTTATATGGTCTAAAGAAGAAATTCTTAATTATTTAAAGGAATACACGGGCCATGACCAGTTTCTGCATACACAGCTCTTGACAAACGTTAGACTTATCGATGATATTGAAAAGGACTCATTTGAAAAGATAAGACTTCAGAAAGAGGCTGCGTTCACCCCTGTACTTCATACCTTAAAAAATCTACAAATATTCATGGACACATATGAAGCACATGTTATATCAGATCGAGAACTAGCTGCCAAAGAAAATGCCCGGGAACACAAGGACATAGTACTTTATGGTGCAACACAAGCGGCACTAATGCTTCAATCGGAATTAATACAGAATAATCATGTCGAAGCTGCAAAGCATATAGCTGGAATTCTCAACAGATATGGAATGGGAATTTTAACGATTACTGAATAATTATGTGGTGGCGGCAATGCTTGAACGGTAGCGAACAACAGCCGATGAAGATTTACAGATCAGCTCAATTAGTTTCATCCCATGAGCGATGACCACAAGGCCCACAATGGTGGTCGTTGAAGTAATCTGATCCATTACTATAGCAATAATTCTTTGGAATTTTTTCACTGCACTTTAGTTCTAAGTGCCACTCAGTAGCAAACCGTTTTTTTGCTGGTGCAGCTTGAATCCATTCTCTAGTTCTTAGACAAGCAGGACACAACTTGCTGTTGTCGACATCTTTTTCGGCATCAGCTCTTTCGCATTTGACGTTGAATCGTCTTATTTCCAAGTTCATCCAACCTGAATCGTTAATGTACCTGCTATTTATGTAGTGCATTGATGGTTTCCACTTAAAAAGCACATTGTGTTGTTGACACTTGGTAGACAATTCTGGCAATTCTATTATATTGTCTTGGATCTCATGTAAATAAGGAAGTCTTGGTCTTGCATCTGCTATAGTCATCTTATAGATATGAGTATTGCTCATAAAATGAGTATTGCTTATAAATCATCAGTTTCACTTTAAAAAAAAGTGACTCATATTTATCTGCTAAGATCATTAATATGTAGTTAACTACATGTAAATCAATAGCAGGTAAGATCCATTCGGTAATTTGCAGGTTTTCTTCTGGTAGAGACAGATAAAAACATTTTTTTTCTTAGTCTTTTTTTTAAGGGAGTCATTTATTCTAGCGCATATTTCAGGTGTATAAAGTTATTACCCGAATCGGTGTAAAAAGTATTAGGATACAAAGTATTTATTATTTGCTTTGATCAGCATACTTACGTGTACGCGTGAAAGCTCCCTCCTCGGAGGAAATTGCAATAAAACGTTGATTAAAAGTAATATGTTGAATAATAACTTTGATATGGAAAATACCCATAAGGATATGAATCGTTATAGCGACGACGATAGAATGGCCAATAAGTGTTGTACCAGTAGCTTGGCCAGTACCATTGACGTCCAAAGTTAGTTAATCCTTCAGCATTGGCCTCTTCGACTAGATTGGATGGGCCAGAGAGCATGTTGAATAACCAATACGCAACTAATCCGATAAGCAATAAATAAATAAGGTCTTGGGCGGTCATTATGTATATATTTTAGCCATTATTCTTTTTCTTTTAATTAATCTTCTTTTAAGATTAGTTTCTAGATAGGTAATTGATGTTGAAGATGTTCATCTGCCTAATCTTTCGACTTTAAGATTTCGATATGCCATTGATATATACCTATTGCATCATTCTCTGCCCAATGATCATGTGGTGTCATCTGCTTAACTCTATTCAAAATCTCCTTACTTTTCTTATTTGTAAGACCTCCAGATTTTTCAGATGGATCTTCCACTCTATTATACTGTCCTGACTGTGTATAACGCAATGGAAAGACATATTGATTACCCTGATTCAATCCCTTCTGGGATCCTTCCGTCTGTGTGATTAAAGCTTGATCAATAGATGAGATATCGAATGCTGGATTATCTGATAATAAGATAAGACGACGAGGTCCAGATCTAGTAAAAGGGCCCAAACGAGTATCTAAACTATAATAGTAGTTCATGAAATTATCCATCATCTGTTCCTTGGTATCAACTCCATTATTCTTAGCAGTCTCGCGAATACGTTCTAGAATATCTAGATTCTTGGTCCAGAACTCATTCCAACATCTCTGATCGAACTCTTCTTGTTTTGGAATAGGACCACAAAAGGCCTTAGATTCAATGATCTTGCCATTAACATCACCCAAACAGCAACCTATCATTAAGATCGGATCGCAAAATCGGTCTCCAGCCTTCTCAATGTCTAGAGCTAAATAATATTTCGTAAGACTGGACATAGGAAGTTGATAAGACAATTTCTGCAATTTCTGTGAGGATAATATGCTTTCATTTTTTCAGTTCTTTGTCAATTCCGTAGAACTCCTTATACCATTCAACTGTCTTACGCAATCCATCTTTTAGAGTTACTTTAGGGCTATAATTCAAATCTTTTTCGGATTCACTTATATCGGCATATGTCTCATAAACATCACCTTTTTGCATTGGTAGCAAGTTCATTATAGCTTTCTTACCGATATGTTCTTCCAAAATGCCTATAAAATCCATCAACTTTTCAGGTTTATTGTTTCCTAAGTTATATATCTTATGTTTTTGGGTTTCTGGCAATTTTACACCTAGACAGTTCAGGATACCATCTACAATATCATCGACATAAGTAAAATCCCGCTTAAGATTTCCATAGTTATATACATCTATAGGTTTACCCTCAATAATCTGCTTCGTAAACTTCATAGGTGCCATGTCTGGCCTTGCCAGCTTGCCATACACACTAAAAAACCTCAAGCCAATGGCCTCAAAATTATAAAGATGTACATAAGTAGCAGTCATTAATTCATCAGCTTTTTTAGTTGCGGCATATAATGAAACTGGATTATCCACTCGATCAGTAGTTGACATAGGACCTACTTTCCCACTATGACCATAAACAGATGATGAACTAGCATAAATCAAGCGATTAAAATTAGGAGTATTTCGACAAATCTCTAGTATATTTAAGTGACCCATTACATTACTGTGAATATAAGTCCACGGATTTTCCAGGGAATATCGAACCCCAGCTTGAGCAGCTAGATGTATAATTATCTTATAATCAGGAATAATAATCTTTTTTATGTCATCATAATTGGCAATATCGATTTTGTGGAATTTGAAATTAGCGTAATTCTGTAGCACAGATAGTCTAGCTTCTTTTAATTTAGGATCATAGTAATCATTAACATTGTCAATACCTAGTATTTGATAGCCTAATGTTAATAATTTTTCGGAGAGGTGAAAACCTATGAATCCTGCTGCTCCAGTAACCACGATTTTATTGCGATTATTTTCGAGATTCATCTTTAGTATTGACATATTTTTTAAACTTTAATTTCTTGCGCAAGAAAAGTGATGCATGTTTGCTGACTCCGTTTTGTTATAGCAAAAATTCTCAACAGCCGATAGAAGTAAGAAAGGGAACAGATGCTAAATTTCTATTTGATTGTCCATGTGGTCATGAAATGTCCCAGTCCCCAAATCAAATAATAAGTCAGGGCAGCTGGTGTAAGTATTGTTCGAATTGCAAAGACATGTGTTACGCTGTTGATTGCAAAATGTGCTTTGGTCCGATAGGTAGACCTGATATGGCACCTTTCATGTTCACTAAGAAGATCTTTGCTGGAGAACCTATTAATGTATTTAATTATGGAATTTGGGTAACATAATCCTGTTAAGTTATTGGATTTTATTACATTATTAGAGAAACATATTGGTAAAAAGGCACAAAAGATCATGTTGCCTATGCAGAAAGGTGATGTTTATGAAACTTTTGCTGACATTACAGAATCTCAACTTGATTTCGGTTTTAAACCGAAAATATCCTTAGATGAAGGTCTAGACAGACTAGTAAGGTGGTATAGAGAGTTCTATAAACCTGATGTGAGTGAGAAATAAAAAGTAGGTATAATTTAAGATGGTTCTAACCAATAAGAATGGATCTATTAAAAAGATAGTTGCAAGTGAAAAAATATCTATCGATGACCAACAAATTGAGACTTCTGGCTTCATAGTTCCTACAAAATCCTTTATGGCTAACGTTTTTCGAGCTAATGAAAGGTCTAAAGTTTCTAAGGCTAGAGGAGATTCTAAGGCTAGAGGAGATTCTAAGGCTAGAGGAGATTCTAAGGTTAAACAACGTTCGATAGATGATGGTGTGAATGGGGTATCCTTGGGAGCATTCAATATAAATCCGAATGATAATATTGGACCATTTCGTGGTGGCGCGGAAGTTCGTCGAAAAGGTTGTTGCTGTAATTATTTTTGTAATAAACGTGGTTTATTTACAGAAATAGATATGGCTTTCAGCAACTTTATGCAGTTAGTACCTAATACCAGCACTGCTTGTCGTTGTTGTAACAAACTTTATACTGCACCTATCTTCCAAGGTAGAAGTTGTGCTTGTTTAATAAGACCTCGAACTAGACCAGGTAGTTGTGCTAATTCAGCAGCTTATAATAATGCTAGAGGTTGTACTCCAGGACGATGTGGATGTAATAACCATATTTGGCAAGATATTTATGCATAATAAGATACTGTTATAAAGCATTTACAATCAAAAATAGTAGCAAAGCATTTAAGTTCTTTAAAGAATTTGGTTAGCAACTTTTTAAAGAGACATGACACTAATCTTCGACTTCTGATACGTTGGTACTGCTCGTATTAATGCAGTTGAACTTGCGAATTGTTCCACAATTCTCTTAGATCCACATTATGTTCTTCTAAGAGGTGAACATCAACTTCGGATAATCCTAGAAGTTGACAGATTCTTGTATGATTGAATTCTGGTCCCAAATATAATGAACTACTAGATACTATTTTCATTAGAAAATTATCGTATATTGGTTCTAAATGTCTGGGTAGGAAGTGTTGTTTCTGATCCACCATAAAATTATAAAAGTCATTCGTTGGGGCTGCAGATAAGTTAGTAATTAAATTCTTATAATCACCTAGAAGATTCTGAGGTACTTTCTGTTCTATAGCCACCAAATTTGAAATCAACTGTTCTAACCCTTTATTTGCATATGAATTTTGATTGTTACGTCTTGATGACGTACTTAACCACGTTCTGACACATCCATTCATTCTTTCTAACAACTGCTGTACATAAGCATCTAATAGGAGACCCAAATCCAACGTTGTTCCAGTTCTGCTATCTACACTTGGTCTAATTACTGGCTCTTCTTGTAGTTCTGATTTGGGTTCTGACTCTCGGTCTCTGTCTCGGTCTCGGTCTGGTGTTGCTTCAACATTTCGTGACTTTTTCTCCTTTTGTGTCCTATGTTTCTCACTACCTACTTTATCTGGTTTTGGTACCGCTTTCTCATGAACAAGATCATCATGTTTCATTTGTTTAGCCTTGAGAGATAACATCTTCTCCCTATCAATGTCATCACTGGTTTGTCTATTTTCTGATGATTCTGCAGCCACAGTAGGTTTATCAGCAGTCGTCTGATCAAGTTCGGCTGCGACATGAGCACGAGAAGAATTAGCATTATCTTCCACTTTCTTAAGATAATCCTTCCTGCTCATGTTCTTTGGATCTCTGCGATTTCGTGGCATATTAAGAGATCGTTGTACAGATTCCGAAAATTCCTGGTAGATTACCTGATCATCAAAATCCTCGAAGAACCCACATTCCGCCCATCTGTCCTCCGGATATATACGGAACTTTATCCTTAATTTACCATTCTCACGCGTTACCAAGCAACCATGTTTCTGAGCCAACTCTCTATCCTTTTCAAGTGCCGGAAGATATCTATTTGGATCCTCCTTCAAAAGCATGTAAAGTTCGTCTGGCGCAGAGTACTTCCATAAAGCTATTTCCTCTTGTAATGTAGGAGCTTCTCCTTCTTCATCTTCCCCATTTGCAACATTCTGTTCACTTTCTGTGCTTTCTTGATTCACTTTCTGTGCTTTCTCTAACGCTTCAGTACTACCTGCATCCTGTTCAACAACCGTTTCCGTAGCTTCGGGGTTTTGTGAGGTGTTATTGCTATTAGCCATGAATGGATTAGCGATTTCTTCAGGAGGTAAGAGCAATGACTTATCTTCCAACGTTGTTTCCTCAGTCGTTTTAGTTTTTGATTTACTCTGTTTCTTAACCTGTTCTGACTTCTCCATATAGCACAGATATTCTATTTCTTAAGTAAAGCTGACTTTATAAGACATCAATTTCGAACGAAATCCTTTATAATTAAATATCCATTCTGATGTTAGTACTGTACTTATGAAATTGGCTAAATCATTATAATAGTTTATTCTGCATGTTTCGAAACTGTGGTTATCAGGAAATAGTGGGTTTATTTATCATTAAAGCATCTGATAAATAAATGGCTGCTCTATCGATAGATACTTATTACTCTTTATCGCATATCAAAGTGGAAGCGGAAGTGGAAGCAATGCTCTGGGTTATACTGGCCAGCTTAAATGGTTATCTATGATTCATATGTTGCTCTAACTTGCGTTCAAAATTATATTTTGTTCTAAAGGAAATAGAACAAAGTATTAACTTAATTTTAATATGAGCCGTGAGGGAATCGCACCCTCTTCAACAGGTTGGAGGCCTGCCATAATACTAATATACGAACGACCCTACTGCATATATGCAGTTAAAAGTGGAAGCAGAAGGACTCGAACCCCCATTACCAGATTGCAAATCTGTTGTACTACCTTTGTACGATACCCCCTTTTGATAATTAAAAGCCCCCACCAGGAATCGAACCTGAATTACTTGCTTACTAAACAAGTGTTCTAGCCATTGAACTATAAGAGCTTATTATGATTTTTATAGGACCAGACAGAATCGAACTGCCAACTTCTTCGAGTCAAGAAGATGTAATACCTTTTTACTATAGTCCTTTATGAGTATGTCTCTGTACTCATACCTATAATTGAGAAAAAAAATTTCTTAACTTCAACGTATGAATATTAATTATGTTCCCTGGAATGGAATCGAACCACCCTCGTCTTGAGTTTACATTCAAAAATTGTAGAAAATGCTGTTAATACGACAATACGACGTATATTTACATACCTCCACCAGGACAGGGACTAGGAAATAGGGACTAGGAAATAGGGACTAGGAAATAGGGACTAGGAAATAGGGACTAGGAAATAGGGACTAGGAAATAGGGACTAGGAAATAGGGACAGTTATTCAGTTAGTTTAGTCTTGTGTCACATGACAATAAAAGGTTAAGTTAATTAAAGTGTATAGTTTCATTTTATTTCATCCATAGGATAATTTAGCCATAGAAACTATCCGATAGTTAAGATAAGCCTTTACAAATGATGTAGTCCTTCATAAACTTTTACTATAAATAAACTGTTGAAACCGAAGCTCTTTCGTCGCGACTAGTCCGTCAGGTAACGGTTTTCGATGTACATCGGAAACTTAGTTTACTCTTTAAGCTGTAGTTGCCTGAGTAGCTGTCTCAGCATCATCACCAAGAGTAGCATTCAATTCGGTTGCCTTGGTTTGGTATGGGGCACGCTCTGCCTCGCCGAGCGCCTTCCACATGTTACCAATTATGGTCATCTTCTCCTTCTGTGGTACGGTCTTCACCTTGGGATCCTGCATCATCTCCTTAACATAGATATTGTAGGCTGAGCTCTTGCGTGGCTTCTTAGGACCAGCTTCGGCCTTAGCCTTGCCTTTACCCGCAGCTGCAGTCGAGGACGCATCTCCTGATACAACGGTTACTGTCTGTTGCTCATTGTAAATGTGATAGTTGTTTAAGACTGCAAGAACTACCTCACTCATCGAAGTCATAACATCACTGTCTAACTGATAACGATCCATGACTTGGCTGGCAAACTGTTCACAAATTGCCTTGGGATCGACAGCCTTGTTTGTCTTCTTAGGAGCACGTGGCTTAGTAGGCTTGGCTGTTCCTTTCGTAGCACTGTCTGTGGCTGCTTGGGCGGTTGATGCTGTTGATGTGGGAGTCGCGGTTGACATTGACACTAAATCTATACTGAGTACCTTTTATTGCGCGGTCACAGGACTTTTTTACATCAAATTTTGTTATCCTCAATTTATAATAAAATATTTTTTGTTTTTCTTTCTCATATTTATTTTTCTGTTTCCCTTTTCCATTTTCCATTTTCCCTTTTCCTTTTTCCCTTTTCCATTTTCCCTTTCTGTTTCCCATTTTCCCTTTCCATTTTCCCTTTTTCCTTTTTGTACTCCTTTTTCATCTTTTTACATTTTGATATTCGAAACCATTTAATAAGATGAAATTGTTTTTTTAGAGCTGAAAGGAAAGCCCAAAGGCTGGGTAAGGCAGGATAATAAAAATAAAAAACACAATAAATATATAGAATGGCTACACGATTAGGAGTTTGGGATGATTTTTGGACAAATAGAAGTTCATTAGAGCATGATGGCACAATAATGAATGCAGTTGAGTTTTTGAAAGCACCTGGGATCAATACAGTAGAAGATTGGGGATGTGGTGTATGTATTCTAAAAAAATATCTTAAAGCTGATCAGACTTATATAGGAATAGATGGTTCGGACACTAAATATCAGTCATTAGTAGCCGATCTAACAACTTATAAGAGTAAGGTGGACGCCATTTTTATGAAACATGTTTTGGAACATAATGTACAATGGGAACCAATCCTTAGAAATATGCTGGAATCATTTACAAAGAGATGTGTTTTAATTCTATTTACTCCTTTCAGTCAAGAAACGCATTGCTTAAATACAGCCGCATATATACATTCTAATAAGAATGGAGAGATTGTTAATATTCCTGATCTTTCTTTTAAAAAGACAGATCTTACTGATATTATAAATTCCTATAAAGATATTAGTTTTGAATATGAGACAATCGCATCTCCCAAGACTGTCTACCAAATAGAACACATATTTTACCTTGAGAAAAAATAAATA